GCATCTTCTCAGGGATCATCGGTGCGGCCATCGGGCAGGGTCCGAACGCTGGTGCAGTCGGTGCGGCATCCGGGGCCATCGTCGGGGCTGGAAAGGGTGCGTATGACACCAACAGTCGCCGGGGCAAGATTGTCACCAAATGCCTGCAAGGGCGGGGCTACTCGGTGCTGGAATGACCTTAGATGAGTTTATCAACCGACGCTGGCGATTCGCTCCCCGCCTGCCTGATTGTCCACCCGAGGAGCGGCAAGACCCAAACGACGCATGGATCGACTATGAGAAAGAGGAGAGACTGAATGAAGATGATCGACGAGATGAAGGATGACCCGGAACCAATGTGGCTCAAGGTCTCCGCAATAGTGGTCGGTGTTCTGTTTGTGTTCACCATGGTGATGCTATGAGGGTTTGGCGACTTTATAGGCACTACCGATTTCTGGGGCTCTCACGCCTCGCCGCACTAACCCACGCATGGAGAATTACCCGTGACTTCAAGTAAACACAAAAACATATTCGAGGCTTTGAACGCGGCCCAGGCCAACATGGGCAAGGTCGTGAAACAGTCTGAGAATCCGCACTTCCGGTCGTCCTATGCTGACCTCGCAGATGTCATGCGAGTGGCCTTGCCTGCCCTTACCGCAGAGGGAATCTGTCTCTGGCACAAGATGGACACCTCTGGCGAGACGATGCTAATGGTCACCACTCTGACCCACGGGTCGAGCGAGACCGAAATATCTTGCGGAGTGCCCCTGATCGTCTCAAAAAACGATATGCAAGGGATGAAGTCTGCGACGACTTACGCCAAGCGCATCGGGGTGGAGAGTCTCACCGGGATCGCACCCGAGGACGATGATGGCAACGCCGCCGCAAAAGCACCGCCACCGCCTCCCAAACCCAAGGTCAAGCCCCAGATAGCAGACGACCGCCGCGAGACCCTCAAGCGCGTGTTTGAGGGCATCACGAAGATGGATGATCTGGTCGCCCTCTGGGAGACGATGACCAACGAGGAACGGATCATCTTTGCGGACATGAAGGACATCACCAAGGAGAGACTTAAATGATCGACCCAAGCGAAAACATTGTGCGGGCAGAGGCCGCAATCAAAGTCATGCGGGAAACACTCCAGCCTATGAACGCCGAGGACTACGAGTCCCTGGTCGAGCAGGCCAGGATCGTGCAAGACATGATGTTCCAGATCGAGCGGTGGGCAATCGCCAAGACCGAGATGGAGGACGACTGGGCCGAGCGCGAAGCATCGTTCCGGGGCCTGCTCAACGGACTCAAGGGCGTGATGACCGAGATCGAGAGAAAGGTGGGTGTCAAATGAGCCAGACCGAGTGGATACTAGAGAACCTGCGTAAGCGACCACTCACTCCGCTAGATGCTCTCCAGGGGTGTGGATGCCTGCGGCTCGCCGCAAGAATCCTCGAACTTAAAAGCAGGGGTCACAATATCGTGCGCGAAATGGTCACCGATGGCGACCGAACCTTTGCGCGTTATCGTCTGGCGAGGTCGAAATGAGAGCGATCCTAATCGGCCTTATAAGCGGTCTGGTGGCCTCCTGGGTGGTCTTGAAGGTCACGCCCTCAAAAGCATCGGCAGAGGCCCTCATAGCGGCCTACGACCAGGGGAAACAGGATGCCCTGCGGACGAACCCCGTCTCCATGGACTTAGAGATGGTCTGTCTGAACCTCTGGGCAAACAAACAACCGACCCAATGGGGGCAGAGATGACCAGGGATGAAGTCGCCGAGATTGTCCACGGGATGCCGCAGGGGATGGATGCGGACGATTATCTGGTCGAACTGGTGAATCGAGCCCTCCGCAAGCGGCAATGGGATTTTGTTGCGCGGGGCCATGTTCTCGACTTCAAGCAGAGGGAGTGGGTCGGCCTCACCGATAAGGAGATTAACGAGTGCTGGGCCTCTGGCTATGTTGTCACAATGGTCGAACAGAAACTCAAGGAGAAAAACGCATGAGCGATTTCAAAGAAATGCGGTCACCCAACGCCCTCCAGGGCACGGGGGCATGGTTCAACGCCCGCACAGGCCACCTCACCGCAAGTCGTATGCGGCAGGCAATGGCCTATCTCAAACAGTCTGAGAAGGACAAAGAGGCCGGGAAGATGCGGGAGGATCGTGCGGAGAGGAAAAACCTCAAGATCGAGGTTCTCGCGGAGCGCATGACCGGGGACATTGTGGAGAAGTATGTCAACGCCGCAATGCAATGGGGTATCGAGCAAGAGGCCAACGCAAAGGCGGCTTATGAGGCCGCGACCGGGCGCATCGTGACGGATGTGGGGTTCGTTCTCCATCCAACGATTGAGTGGCTAGGCGCGTCTCCAGACGGTTTTGTGGGTGACGGTCTCATCGAAATCAAGGCTCCCACGACTGGGACGCACCTGCAATGGATTCTGGATGGTGTCGTGCCCGAGGAGCATATTCCTCAGATGACCCTGCAATGCGCCTGTACAAAGCGGGGATGGGTGGATTTCGTCTCATACGATCCTCGGGTCGCAGAGGCGCAACAACTGTTCGTGCGGAGGTTCTATCCTACGGACGAGCAAATCGAAACGGTCGAGCGTGAGGCAAAACTGTTTCTGGCAGAAGTAGAGGGTCTTTTCCAATTAATCACACAGAGAGAGATGGTGGAACTATGAGCGGAATCTGGAAAGAAGTGATCGTGTCGACGGGCGAGTATCAGACCCCAGACGGACAAACCAAGCAGAGATGGGCCAAGTGTGGAATCGTGATTCAGAAACCGAACGGGTCTCTGTCGATGAAACTTGACCTTTTCCCGCAATGGTTCACCCTGGCAGACCCCAGGCCGAAAGACGACAAACCTCGGGCGCGAACAGTATCACAGGGTGATCCTTTTGCGGGATTGGATGACGACATCCCGAACTTTTAAGCGATCTGAATGCGAACGCAATGCGGATGCAATGCCAACGCATCCGTATTGTTGAACTTCAAGCAATTTGTGGTATCTTAGGCGTGTCGGAATTGAGACCCCGGCATCTGGTGGGAAAGAACCTCTAAGTGAGGGTTTGTTGTCATCGTCCCACCCGATGCTGGCCTCTCAAGCCCAAATCCTCACTTAGGGGTTTTTTTATGGGCAATCCGACTGCGGCTGGGTTCGGGAGGATAAACACCGGGGGCCCAGACCAAAGAGCAGACCGGGGGGATAGATCGGGAAGGACTGCAACGAGGCGGCGAAGTCAGCACCTCACAGATCGATAAGGCTGGCGAGTCTATGCGGCTCCGAAGGCGAAGCGCGTAGTAAAGGAAGATTCGGTCTGTCCGAGGGATAGGCTGAGTCTTGCCCACCAAAGGCGAAGATATATAAGGGAGATGTGATGGAGATGTGGGTCGAGGCGGTATGTGAGATGGCGCATCGGGTGGATGACCCGATTGGAATTCCAAGATTGCATGGGCACTCATATTGGGTGCGGCTTTATGTTGAAAGCGATGTCGACCAGATTGTTTCGGCAATACAGGTGCAGGCAGACCTCCGCAGGCACTTGCGGACTGTTGACCACTCTCTGATGAACGACACCCTTCCCTCTGGGACGATGGAAGAACTCGCCAGATGGGTCGCCGTGCAAATGTCGGGCTGGAAAGTGACCAGGGTGGCGATTGAGCGCAAATCGCTAGGGGTCGGCGTGGAGTTTCGGGTGTGATCCATTACCATGGCACTCCGATCACCCCGAGGGCAAAACTGCTGGAAATGTCTGGTCGGCACTTTTGCGTTTCGTTTGCTGACCCAAGAGACCTTGTGACTTGTCTCGAAATTGGGCAATCTCTAATGATGGACAACGGGGCCTTCACCGCATACACCAAGGGCAAACCTTTGGATGAGGCTGGATTCGAGGCATGGTGCGAGCAATATCTCTGCGCTCCGAATTGGGCCGTGATCCCTGATGTCATTGGCGGAACAGTAGAGGAGCAACGAGCCCTCATCGGCAGATGGACTTTCCCGGTCGACTTGTCTGCTCCGGTCTGGCATCTTCACTTGCCAATCGAGTGGCTTTTAGAACTTTGCGACCGTTTTCCAAAGGTCTGCCTGGGTTCGAGCGGCGACTTCTGGCAGATTGGCACTCGCAAGTGGACGCAGAGGATGGATCAAGTCTTTGAGGCCCTCTCGAAACACAGACGGTTCATCCCCTGGATTCATGGGATGCGGATGTTGGGGCAGGCCGATGGTGTTTGGCCCCTTGCGTCTGCCGACTCATCGAACATTGCGCGACACCATGCCGAACTCAGAATAAGCCCGGAGGTTATGGCGCAAAGGATCGACGCAATACAACCCGCAAGGAAGTGGAAACCTAGTCCGCAAATCAGTTTGTTGGAGGAAGCAAATGGATGATTTTGAGACATTCTGGGCCGCATGGCCTCGCAAGGTCGCCAAGGCAGAGGCTCGCAAGGCGTGGGCTCAGACCGCCAGGGTTCGCCCTGATCTGCAAACCATTCTGAAAGCAATCACGGCGGCATCTGGCACAGAGCAGTGGATGAGGGGCAACGGTCAATTTATCCCTCACGCCGCCACTTGGCTACGCGGTGAGCGGTGGGAGGACGAGCATGAGGTTCGGCTTGCGGGTGTGGTCAACGAGAAACCCTGGCATGAGACTGCCACGGGGATCGAGGCCAAGGGTGCGGAACTCGGCATCTTCCCGACCAATTTCGACTCCTGGCCCGCATTTAAGCAGGCAGTCATGCACCAAGTGATGAAGGCCGCATGACCTGTCGAGACTGCGCCTCACGCGAGCAGGGTTATCACGGCATTTTCGATGTGTCGTGCCCGCAATGTCGAACGGCAATAGCATTGTCTGAGAAATGCAAACTCGCCCGCAAACAGATGGTCGACCGGATGCTCAACAAATGGGGAGAGACTGTCGGCTGGGAGGCTGAACCTCATTGCGGATGCGCTAGGGTTTGCGTACGAAAACAACGAATAAAGGACGACAAATGAATCTGAGCCCAAGGGAAAAAACAATCATCGACTTTTTGAGTGAGATGCGAACCGCAAAGGAGATTGCGGAAAAACTCGGCGTTAAAAATCCACCGAGCGAGGTTATTGCCCGCCTCAAAAACATGAAACTGATTGAGCGCATCGACATCCCCAATCGAGATGTCTTATACAAAGCAACGCCCTGGCAGAATCGACCTTGTGTCTTAGGGGTGCGATTCTGATGTGGCGCAATAAGCGACTACTGGAAATAGTCCGCGAGTCACCCTGTCAGCATTGCGGGATCGAGGATGGCACGGTGGTCGCCGCTCACTCTAATCAACTCCGAGATGGCAAGGGCCGGGGCATAAAAGCCCACGATTACAGGATCGCGGCCCTCTGCTTTAAGTGTCACTACGAGATCGACCAAGGTGCTGGTCTCGCTAAATTTCAAAGGCTGGAGATATGGGAAGAAGCGCACAGGAAAACAGTGGGGTGGCTTTTCGAGGGCGGGAGAATAAGCGTCAATGGATGAAGTGCAAGAATTGTGCGGGTCGGATGCTAAAGAAACCTTTTCGCAAATATTGTTGCGGATGCAATAAACTGTTCAAGATATGACTCCGACCCAACTGACCCTAAAAAAACTCAGAGACGATGGGTGGCTCGCCGAGGTGGTAGAGCGATGGGTTCCGGGCGCAAACATCCGCAAAGACCTATTCGGCTGGATCGACATCGTGGCCCTGAGAGATGGGCAAACCTTGGCGGTGCAATGCACCTCCTACTCCAACATCTCAGCCCGCTCAAAAAAGATTGCGGAATCAGAAACAGTCGCCCAGGTTCGCAAGGCTGGATGGAGCATCTGGGTAATCGGCTGGAGGAAGGTCAACAACAGATGGACGGACAAGACGGTGGACTTATCGTGAGAGACAAGGCCGTGACCAAACTCACCCAGACCGCGATCCTGCTGACCAAGCGCAAATTCTGTTCGCACTGTCAGTCGTTCAAACTCGCAGACCAGGGCAAAGACAAACGGGTGAGCAATGGCAAACGGTGGATGTGCGCCCAATGTTTTGATCGCCGCAATAAACCATAGCGTGATAGACTGTTTGCGGGTAATGTGGAGATTCATTCTCCCAAGGGGTCAATCCCCCTATTTGGCCCGCTATTCGCGGGTCTTTTTTTAAGGAGGCATGATGACGGTCAGAAGAAAAATCCTAGAGGCACTCCAAGCAGGCCCAGCCACTTCCACCGAACTTGCGGCTCGCACAGGCGAGATCAGAGCAAACATTAAGGTCGCGCTGGTCACAATGGTCAAGCGCAACATGGTCACCAGGGAAAGAATCGTGCGGGAGGGCAAAGGCCCAAAGAGTCAGTACTGCTACCAACTAGGGGGCACAGATGAGAATCTCAGTTGAGGCAAACCTCGACGACATCACCAAACGACTGAACTATTTGCAGAGGTCGCAGATTCCCTTTGCGGCAAGTAAGACCCTCAACCAATTGGCATTCCGTATTGCTAGGCGCACGATGCCTCAAAAGGCAGAGGAAACCTTTAAGGGCGGCGCAACCAATTGGACAAAGAAAGGCTTTAGATACCTCAAGTCTGACAAGAAGAAACTGTTTGTCGATGTGTTTGTGGATAAGGTTCAAGCCAAGTATATGAAGTTTATGATTGCGGGCGGGACACGGTTTCCAGCCAAGCGAGCAATCATCGTGGCGACCAAACACTCAAGGGTAAACAAGAGGGGCAACTTACCCAAACACTATGTGCAAAACATTCTTGCGGAAAGAGACAAATACTTTAGCGGGACACCAAACGGAACTAAGCAACTGCCTGCTGGTATCTGGGAGAGATACGGTCGAGCAGTCCCAGAGAACGCTAGGCCAGGAAGTAAACCAAGAGCCCAGAAGATTAGACTGGTCGCCCTCTACACAGAGGATGCTGAGTACACACCACTGTTCCCATTCGGCAACTTTGCAGATCAAGTCGTGTTCAGTAGGCAAGACGGGTTCGCCAGGATGTTCCGAGAGAATCTGGGTCGCGCCATAGCGACGATGAAGCGATGACCCCCCCGGTTTGGGTCCTGTCAGCGCACCCCAAAGATGAGGGTAATTCGCGCCCCGGCGCAAAGTTAGTGACAACTTACAAACAGTTTCCTTTTAGTTTCCCCGCATGATCGTCAACAAAACTCAACTCGCGCAGATCATCGGTCGATCCGAGGAGTGGCTCACGCAAGCCCAGAAACAGTCAGACTTTCCGGTACTCCAGAAGGGTCGGGGTCGAGCGGGTTCTCGCTATGAAACCGCCGATGTGATTGACTGGATGAATCGAAAGAACATCGACAACCTACTTGGGGACGCGGGTGCGATTGACATCGAGGAGGCCAAGCGTCGGAAACTTGCGGCGGAGGCGGCACTTGCGGAAACCGAACTCGCCCAGGTGCAGGGTCGTCTGGTGGAGGCCGAGGTCGTGGAGCGGGCCTGGGCTGAACTGGTCGCAAACTGTCGTGCCAAACTGTTAAGCATTCCAAGCAAGGTTTCGCCCGAGGTATTCGCGGCGGAGTCACTGGTCGAGGTCAAGGCCACAATGAAGTCGGCAATCACGGAAGCGTTAAATGAACTCTCCAATTCAGAGATTGATTCGGAACGCCCTGAGAGCGTTCGCGCCGCCTCCTGATCTCAAGGTTTCGGACTGGGCAGACCAAGAGCGCAAACTGTCACCCGAGGCGAGTGCTGAACCGGGGCAGTGGATAACCTCGCGGGCTGAGTATCAGCGCGGCATCATGGATGCGTTTTCGGAGACCGGGGTCGAAATGGTGGTCGTGATGTCGTCGGCCCAGGTGGGCAAGACCGAGATTCTCAACAATGTGATCGGGTTCCATGTCGCCCAAGACCCGAGCCCGATGCTGGTCGTCCAGCCGACCCTGGACATGGCCCAGACTTGGAGCAAGGATCGTCTGGCCCCGATGTTGCGTGACACGCCACAATTGCAAGGGCTGGTGAAAGACCCTCGCGCCCGCGACTCTGGGAACACCACCCTCCACAAGATATTCCCCGGCGGTCACATTACGGCCTGCGGTGCGAACAGTCCCTCCTCCTTGGCCTCCCGCCCCGTGCGGATCGTTCTCTGTGATGAGGTGGATCGGTATCCGGTCTCGGCAGGATCAGAAGGTGATCCTGTCTCCCTGGCACGCAAGAGAGCATCGACCTTCTGGAACCGTCGCATCGGACTGTTTTCGACCCCGACGAATAAGGGCAACTCGCGCATCGAGGCGGCGTTCGAGGAGTCTGACAAGCGTTTCTATTTTGTGCCCTGCCCGCACTGCAAGCATGAGCAGTCCCTTAAATGGTCGTGCGTCCAGTGGGAGCAAGACAAACCCGAGACCGCCCAATATGCCTGCGAGGAGTGCGGTTCTCTCTGGACGGATGCGGAGCGGGTAAGGGCGATTCGGCATGGTAAGTGGTCGCCCACTTCTGAGTTTAAGCGCGTGGCAGGCTTCCATCTGTCTGGCCTCTACTCTCCGTGGACACCCCTGGATGCGGCGGTGCGGGAGTTTCTGGAGGCCAAGAAGCAACCCGCAACCCTGCGGGTGTGGGTGAACACTTACTTAGGCGAGACCTGGGAGGAGCAGGGCGAACAGGTGGACGACTACGCAATCGCCGAGCGGCGGGAACCCTTTGGGGACACCCTGCCGATGGAGGTGGTGCTATTGACTGCCGGGGTGGATGTGCAGGACGACCGCCTGGAGGTCGAGATTGTCGGATGGGGCCGGGATGATGAGTCATGGTCTCTGGACTATCGAACCATCTACGGCGACCCCTCCAGCCCGACGGTCTGGCAAGACATGGACTCAATTCTGAACCAACAATTTGAGCGGGAGGACGACACCCTTTTGATGGTGCGGGCCACTTGCGTCGATTCCGGTGGTCATCACACAAACTCGGTCTACAACTATGTGCGGCCCCGCGAGGGCAAGCGAATTTTTGCGATTAAGGGTGTCGGCGGTGAGGGCAAACCCCTGGTCGGCAAACCAGGGCGCAACAACATCGGCAAAATCAAACTATTTCCGATTGGAGTCGACACCGCAAAGGATGTCCTATTCTCTCGGATGCGGATCGCCGAACCAGGGCCAGGGTATATGCACTTCCCTCTGTCTCGGAGCGACGAGTATTTCCGCCAACTGACTGCCGAGAAACTGGTCACGCGGTATCACAAAGGGTTTGCGCGGCGGGAATGGGTGAAGATCAGGCCCAGGAACGAGGCCCTGGATGTGCGTGTCTACGCGATGGCGGCTCTCGGCATCCTCAATCTTAATGTCAACGCACTTGCGGATCGGGTGATGATGAAACACGAAAACCCTCCCGAGCCGAAACAGTCACCACCACCCAAAAGAAATCCGCGACAAACTGGTGGATTTGTGCAGTCTTGGCGGTAGAATCGGGCAAACAAATGCGAGGAGCGCATGGCAAATCTATTTGATCCCGCACAGTCACCCACCGTCGAACCCGAGACCATTGTCGTCGGCGACTATATCCAGTGGCGGCGAATCTTAGGTTCGGACTACCCAAACACCGAATACACGATGCAATATGTTGCGCGTATTACGGCGGGCGGGGCAAGTGAGATCACCCTGGTCGGCACGGCCTACGAGAACGACTATCTTTTCACCGCAAATTCTGCGACGACCGCAAACTTCACTGTTGGCTTCTACCATTGGCAACTGGAAGCGATCCGCAACTCGGACTCGAACCGGATTGTTTTGGAGCGGGGCTTTTTCACTGCGGTTCCAGACTTAGATGTTAACGGTTCAGACCCTCGGACTCATGCCGAGATCATGCTGGCAAAGATTAAGAGTCTGTTGGAGGGTAAGGCGGACGCAGATGTTGCGAACTACTCGGTGGCGGGCCGCAGTCTGACCAAACTTTCGTTCGATGAACTCATCAAGGCGCGGGATTACTACCAAGAGGAATACAACAAAGAGGTGAGAATTCAGCGAATCCAGAAAAAGCAGGCGACCGGAACCACAGTGAAGGTGCGATTCCTATGAAATTCCTAGATTTCTTCAAGCCCAAGAAAGCCAAAAAGGGCGTTCGGATGTACCAAGGAGCGCAAAACAATCGCCTGTTCGCGGACTTTCTGACCTCGACCCGATCACCAGACTCAGAAATTCGCTACGCGCTCAAGGTTTTGCGGAACCGTTCGCGTGATCTATCTCGAAATAACGAGTATGCGCGGCGGTATCTGAACCTCCTCAAGACCAATGTGGTCGGCGAGCGTGGCGTGACCCTCCAAGTCAAGGCCAAGAACGAGGATGGAACTTACGACCGCGTGGGCAATACCATCGTGGAGAACGCATGGGCGCGGTGGTCTCGCCTCGGAAACTGTACGGTCGACGGGAAGATGAACTTCGTGGACGCGCAGAGGCTTTTCATCGAGTCCCTGGCCCGCGATGGCGAGGTCATCGTCCGAATGGTCAACTACGACAACGAGGACAAATTCGCAATCGAATTCATCGAGCCCGACCAACTGGATGAGGAGAAGAACGAAATCCTCGCCGACAAAAAGCGGGTGCGGATGGGTGTCGAACTGAACGACTATCGCAAGCCCATCGCCTACTATATGCTCACCGAGCATCCTGGCGACCTAGAGTATTCACGCGGCCTGACCCGTTTCCATGAGCGTGTCCCGGCTGAGAAGATTCTCCACATTTATCTTCCCGACCGTGCCCAACAGACCAGGGGTGTTCCCTGGATGTCGTGCGCGATTGAGTCCCTCAAGATGCTCCACGGGTATCGTGAGGCTGAACTGGTCGCGGCCCGGACGGGTGCGAGCAAGATGGGCTTTTTCACCTCGCCCCAGGGTGACGGGTTCACCCCAGATGATGTCGAGGAGCAATTCGTTCCGATAATGAATGCCGAGCCGGGAACCTTTCACCAACTTCCCGCAGGCGTGGACTTCAAGGCATTCGACCCAAATCACCCAAGCACGGCCTTCGGTGATTTCGAGCGGGCAATCCTTCGCGGCATCGCCTCTGGCCTGGGCGTGTCTTACTATGCTCTGGCAAACGATCTGACTGCGGTCTCCTACTCAAGCATTCGGGCAGGCGAACTCGCCGACCGTGACTTCTACAAGATGCTTCAAAACATAATGATCCACCACTTCGTCGAACCCGTGTTCCGTCGGTGGATGCTCCAGGCGATGACTGCAAACCGATTCCCGCTCCCGATCACGAAATACAACAAGTTTGCGGACAATGCTCAATTCCGGGCACGGGGCTTTGCGTGGGTCGATCCCCAGAGAGAGATTCAAGCCAATGTGATTGGCCTGCAAAACGGCATCCTGTCGATGCAAGACATTGCGAATGTGTATGGTCGGGATGTTGAGGAAACCTTCGAGCAAATCGCCCTGGAGAAAACCCTTGCGGAGCAATATGGCGTTCAAATGGCATTCGAGCCATTCGGTCAAAAGATGCAGGTTCCGCCCACGGTCACGGGAAGCGCGGAGCCCGAGCCCGCTCCCGAGCAAGAAAGGTCTCAAACCATCAACATTCACCCCGTGCTGAACGGCACATTCGAGGTCAAATCTGCCCCAATGGACTTAAATCTAAAGGTCGAGACCGAGGTCAAGAAGGAATCCAAGTCGATCAAACTGGTGCGTGATGCCAAGGGCATGGTCACCGGGGCCGTGGAGGAATAATGGCAATCACAAGCGCACTCTGCAATTCGTACAAACAGGAGATTCTGGAGGGGGTTCACGCCTCGACGGACACCTACAAAATCGCCCTTTACACGGATTCTGCGACCCTCGGGGCCTCGACCACCGCATATTCTGCGACGAATGAGGTCTCTGGCACGGGTTACACCGCAGGCGGCGAGACCCTTGCGGGATTCACGACTGGACTCTCCACCTCGACCGCCTACCTGACATTCTCTGACCCTGCCTGGGCCAACTCCACGATCACCGCTCGCGGATGCCTGATCTACAACTCCAGCAAGTCTAACAAGGCCGTGGCGGTCTTTGACTTCGGTCAGAATGTTTCGAGTGTCAACGGAACCTTCACAGTCGACTTCCCTGGCGCGGGCGGCAGTAGTCTCATCAGGATCGCATGATTCTGTTCGATAGCGTCGAGGGCTTATTCGACGATCAGGCTGGTGACTTCGATGATAGTGGCGTGGTCAATGCGACCGCAACGGTCACTGGACTCCAGGCCACCTCATCCATTGGGACGGTTTCTGCGGCAGGGGTTCAATCTCCGACCCAGGCGGTCACGGGCTTAGAGGCCACCTCCGCATTTGCAAGTGTCACCGCAACGGGAACCGAATCTCGCACCGCAACAGTCACCGGACAATCTGCGACCGCTTCTGTCGGAACGGCGATTGCGATTGGCGAGGGCGATGGGATTGCAACTGTTTCTGGCGTGATCGCAACATCCAGCATCGGGACGGTTACGGTTCCAACGCAGACCAACAAGAAGGGACGCAAGCGCAATGCTAAGTTTCTGGAATTCAATCCGAGACCAGTCACAATCTCTATTGATGCAAAGGCGCAACTCTCAGGAGTGTCCGCAACAACCGGAGCAAATAGTATTGTGGCCTCTGGAACTGTGTCGGGCCGCGCTCAAGTCTATGCAATCAATGCACAAACAGATGTTCAGACGCTAGAGGCTGGCGGTATTATTAACCCGACCGATGAGGAACTCATCTTTCTTTTGGCGGCTTAAATGGCAGAGTACAAGGGAACCGAGATTGATACACGACCGACCGAGGCGATGGCAGAGGAGGCCCAGCGAGGTCTGGACTGGCGGGCCGAGTTTGGACGAGGTGGAACGGAGATTGGAGTCGCTCGCGCCCGAGACCTTGCAAATCGTCGAGAACTTAGTCTGGATACCGTCCGACGCATGGCAAGTTTCTTTGCGCGTCATGCAGTAGACAAGCAGGCCGAGGGTTTCAGCCCAGGTGAAGAAGGTTATCCGAGCGCAGGCCGAATCGCCTGGGCACTTTGGGGTGGTGATCCAGGGGAATCCTGGGCAAACGAAAGGGTGAGCAGAATGGACGCAATCGACAATCGGGCCGCACCGGACGCACTTCGGGTCGGCGACTTCGTTTCCTGGGACAATCCTGGCGGTCGTGCCAGAGGCCGCATTGAGCGGATCGAGCGGGACGGGGTCATAAATGTGCCCGAGTCTAGTTTCGAGATCACCGGAACCCCAGACGATCCCGCCGCCCTCATCCGCCTCTATCGTGAGGGCGAGGAGGGATGGGACGCAACCGGAACACTGGTCGGGCATCTGTTCTCGACCCTGACAAAGATTGACGACCTTCGTGCCAAGACCCTAGAATCGGCACAGGAAGGAACCAACATGGATCAAAGGCATATTGTCGGAGTCACCGAAACCGAAAACAGTTATGTCGTGGAGTTTGCAAAGGCTCACGACGAGACCCTCATGCCAGAAGATGAGGAGGTCGTCGAGATGGTTGAGGAGATGGTCGAAAACACCATGATTCCCGGCGAGCGCAAAGGCGAACCCCTCACGACCAGGGCCGACGAGATGGAGCCCATTGTTGAGGCCGAGCGTCGCGTCCGAATGGCAATCTCCAGCGAGATGCCTGTCGAGCGCATGGGCGGCATGGAAATCCTAGAACACTCTGCGGACGCAATTGACCTGAGTTTCTTGAACTCGGGCCGCGCTCCGCTTTTACTCGATCACGATCCCACTCAGCAGATTGGGGTCATCGAATCCGTGAATCTCGATGAGTCTGCGCGTAAGTTACGCGCCACGGTGCGCTTTGGAAAAAGCGGACGGGCTTCCGAGGTTTACGACGATGTGGTGGACGGTATTCGCGGCAATGTGAGTATTGGCTACTATGTCAAAAAGGTCACGCGGGAGGCCGATGGCAAAGTCTATCGGGCAACTTCGTGGCAACCCCTAGAGGTTTCAGTCGTATCTATTCCCGCCGATTCGTCAGTCGGCGTGGGTCGGTCGGCGGAGATTTCGCAACCCGTTATAGAAGTAATCTCAAACCCGAAAGGAACGAAAATGTCTCAAGAAAACACGGGCGCGGTCACCGCAGAGGCCGCAATCGCCAAGCGCAATGCTGAACTCAAGCAAATCAGCGAACTCGCCGCACGGCACAACAAATCGCAACTGGTCGCCACCGCTATCGAGCGCGGCATGAGTTACGGTGAGTTTCAAGGTTTCCTGCTGGAGCGCAACCTTGACAAACCCCTCCATGCCCCTGATGTGGAGATGACCAAATCCGAGCAGAAGCGTTACTCGCTCCTCCGCGCTATCGACTCGATGGCAAAGAACGGTCGCGTCACTGGCTTCGAGGCTGAGATTTCTGCCGAAATCGCTCGCAACACTGGCAAAGAGGCTCGCGGCTTCTATGTTCCGATGCGTGTGTTCGCCAAGCGTGACATCCTCACGACTTCGCCTGCAAACGGCTCGAACATCATCGCCGAGGACTATATGGCTGGCGAGTTTATTGATGCCCTCCGTGCCAATCTGGTGATCGGCAACCTCGGTGCGCGGATGATGACTGGCCTCAAGGGTGATGTTGCAATCCCCAAGATGGGCACGACTTCGACCGTGGCCTTCGTGGGTGAGAACTCCGCTCCCTCCGAGTCGGCTCAGACCTTCTCCCAGGTCACGATGTCTCCCAAGACCCTGGCTTCGTTCACCGACATTTCCCGCAAACTGGCTATCCAGTCCGATCCTTCTGTCGAGCAGATCATCCGTGAGGACATCCTCCAGTCGTTCGCTCGCAAGATCGACGAGGTGGCTATCGAGGGCGGCGGTGCAAACGAACCCACGGGTATCCTGGGCACGAACGGCATCGGCTCCGTGGCAATCGGAACCAACGGTGGCGCGGTTACTTTCGCATCCCTGGTGAACCTTGAGCGTGAAGTGGCAATCGACAATGCTCTGATGGGCAATCTCGCATTCCTGACGAACCCGAAAGTGGTCGCCTCGATGCGTAACCGTCCCCGCCAGACGAGCGGTGTTGAGGGCAACTTCATTCTGAACGACACCAATGTTCTGCTTGGCTACAATGTGGCTAGCACGACCCTGGTTCCTTCAGACCTCACCAAAGGAACTGCGAGCGGCGTTTGCTCCGCGATGATCTTCGGAAACTTCTCCGACCTGATGATCGGTATGTGGAACTCGCCCGATGTGCTGGTCGATCCTTACACCGGATCGTCGGCTGGAACCATCCGCATCGCCGCTTTCCAAGAGGTCGATGTCAAGGTTCGTCACGCAGAGTCGTTCGCCGCAATCAAAGACATCACGACAACCTGATGTCCTGATCTGGCAAAATAGGGGGGCCTTCGGGCTCCCCTTTTTTATATGCAAAACATTCGCCAATACAAAGACAAACACAAGGGCCAGACTTGCGCAGTGCTGGGCGGCGGGGTGATGTTGCCCTCCGACTTGCGGGCAATCCCCCAGGTGGATGTCTTGATTGGGGTCAATCAGCACAGTCTGATTCTGCCCCTGGACTATGTAGCGTTTCTGGACAGGCATATGTGGCCCTATGTCGAGGGGTATCGGGACATTTTGAAATGTACGACCCTTAACAAATGGGCGAGTCGGCACGATGTCATCCATTGCGGAGAGTGTCCGCCGATTGGGTTCTCTGGTGGCCTTGCGGTCTGGATCGCCGACCAGATGGGCTTCGACACCATTTATGTTTGCGGCATGGACCAATATCAAGACCTCGGGGGCCGGGAGTATTGGTGGCAAGGACCGCAGTCGGAACCCTTCGAGGCCAAGCACCGATCCGCCAGGGACGACCTCTCCCGGTGGAAACAGTTTGTCTCTAGTATGCAAAACCCGAGTCGCATATACTTTGTGTCAGGCAGACTCAAGGAGGTTCACCAATGAAACAAGTCGAAATTATTAGCGCAGTCCATTGGGACGGTCACCATCGGGACTCCGGTGATGTGATCGAGGTCAAGGATTCAGATGCGGACTGGCTCATCGCCCGCAAGAAGGCCAAACCTTACACGGCGGCAATCGCTCCGGTCGTCAATCGGGTGATCGAGGTCGAGACCTCGGAGGCTCCCAAACTGACAAAACGAACTTGGAAAAAGAAGGACTCCGAGTAGTCGCGGTTTTGCGGGGCGGCGGGGACTACACCCCCGCCCATGTTCACGCCCTGCGGTTCATGGTCGAGAAGCGACTAGAACTTCCGTTTCTATGCGTGACCGATCAGGCAGTCGATGCCGACTATGTGCCCATGATCCACAAGTGGCCTGGGTGGTGGAGCAAGATGGAAATCTTCCGCCTGCGGCCCCCGATCCTGTTCATGGACTTGGACACCATCATTCTCGGCCCGGTCTCATTTCTGGAGAAGATCGAGCGCGAGAAGTTTGTCATTCTGCGGGATGTTTACCGGGGCAAATCCAATCCCCTCGCAATGCAATCCTCGATCATGTACTGGTCGGAGGACATGACTTGGCTATATGAGAAGTTTGCGGAGCGTCCGGTTTTCGACCTCCCGCACGGGGACCAACAGTATTTGGAGCAGACGGTCACCGCGTCCTATTTTCAAGACTTCACAGATGAGATTGTCAGTTTCAAGGCTGATGTTCTCGAACACAATCGAACCGGAAAGGTGGTGATATTCCATGGCAAACCTCGACCTTGGCAACAGTCTCGCGTCCCTTACCCAACGGAAAGGGTGGTGGGTTCCTATAAAGGATGAGGTGGCCCTCGAGATCATTCTCCGCGAGGTGCGCGACCTCGATCTGATCCTTCCGCATTGCAAACAGTATCGCCGAGTGATCCAGGCGGGCGGAAATATCGGCATCTGGCCCACGACACTCTCTGGCAAGTTTCGGACCGTTTGGACCTTTGAACCGGATATGGACAACTATGCGGCCCTGGTCCAAAACACCATGAACATCGCAAATATTGTGCGGAACAGGCTTGCCCTGGGGGACAAACCTGGGACTGGTTCCATGGACCATATTGACCCCGTGAACATCGGAGCCCACCAAGTCAAGGAGGGGGATGACTTCAAGATTGCGACCGTGGACTCCTATATGTTCGATGATGTCGACCTTCTGCAACTGGACATCGAGGGCTTCGAGCATCAGGCCATTCTGGGGGCCGCAGAGACCATCGACCGATGCTCCCCGGTGATCGTGTTAGAACTCAAGGGCCTGGGCAAACGCTATGGCTATGCAGATGAGGAAACGATAGAGTTTCTGGCGGATTTGGGGTATAAAATCAAAGACCGCATCCACCGGGATGTTTTGTTTGTGAGGACTTAAAATGGCAGTCGAGAGCGCAGACGACCGAGCGATTTTCTTGTCGGTGGATGATTTCGGCGTGTCAGCAACCTACACTCACGCGGCGGTCTCCACGACTATTTCTGGCATCTTCGACAACGATTTCGTTGAGGTCGATGCTGGTGGTGCGATTCCTTTTGCGATGCAACAACCCCGTTTCCTGACCCGCACTTCTGATGTGTCTGCGGCGGTCGAGGACGACACCCTGGTCATCTCTGGCGTGACTTACAAGATCAAGGTCGTCCAGCCCGATGGGACTGGGATGACAAACCTCATTCTGGAAAAACAATGAGTCATGTCCGCAAACAGATTCGTGACAATGTGGTCACGACGGTCACCGGGCTGACTACCACTTCCACCCGCGTCTACCGCTCCAGGGTCTACCCTATCGCCTCTGGCAAACTTCCCGGCCTCTGCGTATATACAAGATCAGAGACGGTCGAGAGCGGCACGATGACCCGACCCCGCACCAAGATGCGGAGCCTGGATGTGGTCATCGAGGGTTATGCCCTGGCAAACACGAACTTGGACGACACCCTGGACCAAATCAGTCTGGAGGTCGAGGAGGCCATGGTCACTGATGTGACCCGTGGCGGCAAGGCCAAGGACACCGAACTGGTGGATGTTGAGATCGAGCAAGTCGGCGAGGGCGAGACCCAGGCCGGGATCGTGCGGATGACCTTCTCGGTCATGTACGCCACGGTCGAAAATGATGCAGAAACACCAGTTTGACCCTAGAATTGACATAGCCATTCACCCACAGGAGGAAACATCATGGCAACGCATAAGGGTTCCGAGGGAACCGTAAAGTCGGGCGCAAACGCTATTGCGGAAATCCGCTCCTACACAATCACTGAGACTGCTGATGTGCTTGAGGACACGACCATGGGTGATGCTTCCCGCACCTATCTGGCCTCTCTCAAGACCTTCACGGGCTCCATCGAGTGTTTCTGGGACGAGACCGACACCAACGGTCAACTGACTCTCGATCCTGGCTCAACGGTCACCATCAACATCTACCCCGAGGGCTCCACCTCTGGCGATACCTACTACACCGGGTCGGTCATCATCACCGAGAAGTCGGTCACCGCTTCGTTCGACGGCATGGTCGAGGCTTCGTTCTCCTTCCAGGGAACGGGCGCACTCAGTGAGACCACAGTTTAATGGGCCTCGGTGAGCGGATCGCCGCCAAGCGACAGAAGAATCGCCGCAAAGTAAGCGTGGCTGAGTGGGGCGATGATGCTCCCCTCGAAATCTACGCGGGCACTCTGACCTGTCATGATGTGGATCGTCTCCAGAAGAAGCACAAAGATTTTCTCAACAACATGACGATTGAGGCGATGGTCGACCTCATCATCTTGAAGGCAGAGAATGCGGACGGCGACAAACTTTTCACGCTAGAGGACAAACCCCATCTGATGCGCGAGCCCGTGATTGTGGTCTCGCGGGTCGCGGGTGAGGTGTTTGGGTCGGTTCTCTCGGTGGAGGACGCAGAAAAAAACTGAGGGCCGATCCACTGAGGTTCAACCTCATCGCCTTGGCGGATCGGTTACACAAAACAATTGAGGAGATGGAGGAAATCTCCCTAGATGAGATGCATGAGTGGGTGGCTTACTTTCGGGTGAAGGATAAAAATGGCAAATGACACGACAATCCGAATCTCGGCGATAGACCAGACCCGCGAGGCATTTCGCTCAGTCCAGGCGAACATCTCTGGTCTGACAAAAAACTTGAAGGGTATGGCGGGGCCGATTGCGGCGGCATTCTCTGTCGCGGCGGTCGGGGCATTTGCCAAGTCAATCATTGACACCGCCGATGCTCTGGGTGATCTTTCAGAGCAAACCGGAATCACCGTCACCGAACTTTCCGCCCTGGGCAACGCCGCCCAATTCAACGGGTCGAGCGCAGAAGAATTCAACGACGCAATCGTTAAATTTCAGAAGTCACTTGCGGAGGCCCAGAAGGGTGTGGGTTCGCAATCTGATGCGTTCAAAACTTTGGGCGTTTCAATTAAAAACGCAGACGGTTCGTTCAAAGAAACCACAAAAGTTTTTTATGAGTTTGCTGATGCAATGTCCGTTACCCAAGAAGGAACGGTCAAGACAAAACTTGCACAAGAACTGTTGGGGAAAAGCAACGCAAAACTGATCCCGTTATTGAACCAAGGATCAGAGGCCCTTAAAAACTACAAGGCTACTTTTGACGATGACTTTGTGAAGAAGTCGGGTGAATTCAACGACAACATCGACAAACTCAATAAAAACTTTCAATCTCTCGGCGTGACTTTACTTGGCCCAGTGATCTCTGGGTTCAATAAATTTGCAGAAAGAATGAGAAGTGGGCTGACCGCTAATCAAATCAAGGAAATTGAGCGTCTTACTGAGATTTCAAAAGATTACGCAGACCGCGTTGATCGCATCATGGCAACCTCTGGGCAAAAAACTCAACGGGTGATGGTGGACTCAGCGAAAGCGGCGCAAGAGCAAGCAAAAGAAATAGAGCGTCTTATTACCTTGTCAAAAGACTATTCAGACCGTGTGGATCGTATTGGAAAGCAAGAGGTCACTCGAAACAAATTAGCGGAAGAAAGCGGCAAGACGGCGGCAACCTTGTTGGAGATGATTAAGACTCCGACTGAACTCTATGGTGAAAAACTTAGGGTTGTTAATCAATTGCAACAGGACTTCTACTTAAACGCAGAGCAGTCTGCCCTCATCATTGAAAAACTTCGCGAGAACTTTGTTGGACTGCAAGAGGGGGTGAGGTTTGCGGGAATCTCGATTGATGACATCGGGCGAAATGCGTTTATGACCTTAGAGGACGGAATTGTTGGATTGATAAACGGCACAAAGGGACTCAAGGACGCATTCCGAGAGATGGCGACCTCGATTGTGAACGACCTTTTGCGGATGTATATCCGTTATCAGATCACCAAACCTCTGTTCGACGCTATCTTTGGAACGACCACTCAGGCGGCGGCTCCCATCGTGCAGGCATCGCCCGCAATCCCAACAGGACGAGCGATTGGTGGGCCTGTCTCATCCGGTGTCCCTTATATGGTCGGCGAGCGCGGGCCTGAGATGTTCATCCCAAATTCGTCTGGTGCAATCGTCCCGAACGACAAGATGGGCGAGGCCGCACCGACCATCGTGCAAAACATCAACATTTCCACCGGAGTTTCTCAGACTGTTCGCACCGAGATCATGGCAATGTTGCCTAGAATAACGGAGGCCACAAAAGCGGCGGTCGCAGACTCCCGGCGGCGTGGCGGAACCTTTGCGAAAGCGTTTGCATAATGGCGACTCAAGAACTTTTATATGAGATGGCAAAACACTTTCGAGCCGACTTCGAGGCTGGAAAATTGTATTGGGTCGACTCTCGGTGCGGGAAAAAAGAGGCCGGGACACTCAAGAGCAAATTGAACAGGGTCTATGTAAAGTACAACGGCAAAAGTTATTTGCGATACAGGGTTTTGTTTGCCCTTTATCATGGCTACTGGCCTTTTGGAGAGGTCGATCACCTTGATGGATGCTCATCTAATGACTCTATTTCAAATTTGAGGGATGTTCCGAGGGCGATCAATGCTAGAAATTGCAAGGTTAGAACCGACAACACCTCTGGTCAAACTGGCATTCGTTTCGAGGAAAAACTTGGAAAGTGGCGGGCTCGATTGGGTCATCGTCATCTAGGGGTTTTTGAGAACTTGAGCGAGGCGATTGTTTGTCGCAAAAACGCGGCACTTGAAAACTCATACACCGAAAGACACGGAGCATGATTTCTTACCCTCTCAGCCTGCCGACCACCTCTGGAATCATGCGTGTCCGTTTGGTGGCAAACGATGTCGTGGGCGTGTCTCAGTCACCATTTACGGCGGTTCAGCAGGTCTACCGCTACACGGGGCAATTCTGGGAGGCCGACATCACCCTTCCGCCCATGAAGCGGGCTGATGCGGAATACTGGATTTCGTTTCTGCTGAAACTCAACGGCCCCTTCGGAACCTTCTTGATGGGCGACCCAAACGGGGCAACGCCCAGGGGAATCGCCACCGGAACGCCGCTTGTGAACGGTGCGGGGCAGACGGGCAACGAACTCATCACCGACGGGTGGACGACCTCCCAGACGGGCATCCTAAAGGCTGGAGACTATATCCAACTCGGAACCGGGGCGACCTCCAGGCTTTACAAGGTGCTAGATGATGTCAACTCGGATGGGTCTGGGAATGCAACTCTGACTGTTTGGCCTGATTTGCGGTCGGCCCCGGCGGACAATGCGGCGATCACGGTCTCGAACACAAAGACCACTTTCCGCTTGAACTCGGCTCAAACCTCCTGGGACATTAACGAGGCCACCATCTACGGTCTGACATTCGGGGCACGGGAGGCACTCTAGTGGCCCGCACCCTGCCTGCCGCACTCTCGACAGAATTCGGGGCCGCGCAACTCAAGCCCTTCTATGCGGTAGAACTCGACTTCGACTCAGGCGTTCTCCGCTTCTGGACGGGATATGGCACTCTGACTGCAAACGGTGAGGAGTGGGATGGGGCAGGGACGATTCTCGCAATCTCCAGCCCAAACGAGAACATCGACCTCTCTGCGGACGGAATCACAATCACCTTCACGGGTCTGAATTCCAGCATCGTGGCGGTGACCCTCACCCAGAATTATCGGGGTCGGTCTGCAAAAGTCTATATGGGCGCACTCGATTCCTCGAACGAACCCGTCTCCAATATGTATCAGGTCTTTGCGGGCCGCATGGATGTGATGACGATTCAAGAGGACGGTCAGACCGCAACTGTTTCTTTGCAAGTCGAAAATGTTTTGATCGACTTAGAACGGCCTCGCACCCGAAAATACACGGACGAGGAGCAACGCAAGCGTTTCCCTGGAGATGCATCTCTAGAGAATGTTGCGGCACTCCAAGACCGACAAATTTCCTGGGGCCGCTAGATGGGCTTTTCGTTCAAAGGTTTATTCAAGGCGGTGGTCGTAGCGGCGGCAGTCGCGGCGGCAGTGTACTTTCTTGGCCCGACTTTCGGATATACGGTCGCGGCGGGGTCAATAACAACTGCGGCGGTCGTGGCGGCGGCAACCTACACGGTGTCGTCGTTACTTGCGGAAACTCCAAAGAACTTCGATCTTGGCGAGCAACTCCGAGGGCAACTCATCACCTCTCGGGCTCCCGCCGCAGATGCGCGGGTGGTCTATGGCGAGACCCGTTTGGGCGGAAACATTGTAATGGTGGAGACCACCGGATCGAAAAACGAGACGATGTTCCAAGCGATGACCATTGCGGGGCATGAAATCCAGTCTATCGAAACGGTCTATGTGAACGATGAGGCCCTCACCCTCAATCTGGTCGGCAACGCCTACACGACCACCTACAAGGGCAATGCGACCGCCTTGTCGTTCAATTGGCTTCTTGGAACCGATACGCAATCGCCCATGCCGTTTTTCACCGGGACAACGGCGGCGACCTATCCATTCAAGGGCATCGCGGTGCTAGGGGTCAAACTGGTTTACAACCAAGACACATTCCCCCAGGGCATTCCAAATATCACGGTCAAATTGCGCGGAAAGAAGGTCTATGACCCCCGCACGACCACCACCGCTTATTCCACAAACGCGGCCCTTTGCATCCGAGACTATTTGACCGACACGACCTTCGGCCTGGGTGCAACGGCGGCAGAGATTGACGACACCTCCTTCTCTGCGGCGGCGGACATCTGTGACGAGAATGTCACCCTGGCGGCAGGCGGAACCGAGAAGCGATACACGATCAACGGGGCCTTCTCCTCGGCAGAAAAGCCCAAAGAAGTCATCGCCAAGATGCTCACGGCCTGCGGCGGAAAACTGTCTTATGTCGGCGGCAAGTGGACTCTGCGGGTCGCCGCTTACCGCTCCCCGACCGTCACTCTGACTGAGGACGACATTGTTGGCCCCGTGACCATGCAGGCGTCTCAGTCCCGCCGCGACATCTTCAACGCGGTCAAGGGCACTTACTCTGAGCCGGGAACCCTGTATCAACCCGCATCCTTTCCACCCGTTACAAACGCCACCTATGAGTCTCAGGATGGCGAGCGCATCTGGAAGGATGTCCAGTTTCCCTTTACCACCTCTGCGGCGACTTGCCAACGACTTGCCAAGATCGACCTCGAAACCGCTCGCCAACAGATCAGTTTCACGGTGTCTTGCAAACTCACCGCCTTTTCCCTCCAGCCTGGGGACACGGTGAATGTGAACTTCGAGCGGTATGGCTGGACGAATAAGGTGTTCGAGGTTTACAACTGGACTTTCAACATCGCGGACTCGGACTCTGGCCCGACTCCCCAGGTCGACCTTGTTTTGCGGGAGACCGCCTCTGGAATCTACGACTGGAACACAGGCAACGAGACCCAGATCGACCTCGCCCCGAACACGAACCTTCCAGACCCCTTCGATGTCACCGCTCCAGGCATCACGATCACAGACGAACTTGCGGTGATCTCCGAGGAGGTTCTGACTAAGTTAGTGGTTACCGTCGCTGGAGATAGCACATTTCAGGACTTCTATGAGGTGCAGGCCCGCAAATCAGGGGATGCAACCTATACAAACCTCGGGCAAGCCACGGGAACTCGGTTTGAACTGCCCAATGTGGAGGACGGGGCCACATACGAGGTGCGGGCTCGCTCCGTGAACGGCCTTGGGGTGCGCTCTGCCTACACGACTGGATCGCATCAGGTGGTGGGCAAGACGACCCCGCCTGCCGATGTGACCAACTTCTCCATGAATATTGTTGGGGCCGAGGCCCATTTTACTTGGACACCAGTCCCAGACCTCGACCTCTCGCACTACAAGATCAGGCACTCCCGTCTGACCACCGGGGCCACTTACGCCGAGGCGGTCGACCTTATCTTCCGAATCGCTCGCCCTGGGGTGACTGCCGTCGCCCCGGCGATGACCGGAACCTACTTTATCAAGGCAATCGACAAACTCGGGAATGCGTCGGTCAACGCGGCTGAAATCGTGGCGATCATCGAGGACATTAAGGGCCTCAACGCGGTCGAGACCCTCACCGAGTCACCTACTTTTGCGGGCAACAAGACCGAGTGCAATGTGGTCGATGGAACCCTGGTGCTGGACACGGCGGCAGACTTCGATGACATCTCGGGTCTTTTTGACGACACCGAGGGCGAGTTTGATGCGGGCGGCGGGACTATTTCCACCACCGGAACCTATGACTTCTCCCAGGTGGTCGACTTGGGTGCGGTCTACACAAGCAGGGTCACGGCCTTTGTGGAGGTCGGGCGGATCGACTATGTGAACACCTTTGACTCTGCGGTCGGTCTTTTTGACTCCCGAGAGGGTGACTTTGACGGGTCTCCGAATGCGTTTGACGACACCAATGTGGAACTCCAAGTGTCGGTGACAAGCGATGACCCTTCGGGTTCACCAACATGGTCGGATTACCGCAAGTTTTTCGTGGGCGACTACAAGGCCCGAGGGCTCCGTTTTAGGGCGATTCTGACCTCCAGGGATGCCCAGGCCACCCCGTCCATCTCATCCCTGTCTGTCACGGTAGATATGCCCGACAGGGTGACTTCTGGGGATGATATAACCTCGGGAACTGACGCAGGCGGCAAGGTCGTGAACTTCGCCCCGGCGTTCAAAGCGGCCCCGGCGATAGGCATTGCGGCCCAGAATTTAACATCTGGCGACTATTATGAAATCGTCTCAAAATCTGCGTCTGGCTTTACAATACGATTCAAGAACTCAGGCGGCACGGTCGTCGATAGAACATTCGACTATGTGGCGCGTGGCTATGGCGAACTCGCCGCATAACAGGAGCAAACAGAATGGCAACGCATGACTACAACATCGCAAACCAAGGTTTCCCGGCATTCCGGTCAGACCTTAACGATGCGCTCGCGGCGATAGTCTCTAACAACTCAAGCGCAACCGCTCCCGCAACGACCTTCGCCCATATGATCTGGGTGGATACCGCCGCAGACCCGAGCGTGGTCAAGGTGCGGAACGCAGACAACGATGCCTGGATCACCCTGTTCCAACTAGACCAGACGAACGATGTCTCGAACATTGCGGTCAAGAACGCCGCCCAGACCTTCACGGCCTCTCAGCGTGGGACTGTTACAACAGACAACGATGGTTCGTTTGATCTTTCTGTGACAAACAATTTCCAATGCACACCCTCTGGCTCTATCACCCTGACCTTTACCAACCGCACCGCAGGGCAGAGTGGCTTTATCCTGCTCATCAATACAGGGGCGCATACGGTATCGGCTCATGCTGACACAGAGGTTTCCACGACTGCTCTGGCGACTATCTCAGCCGCAGGGACATATCTGCTTTCGTACTTCGCCACTTCGACCAATGTATATGTCGTGAACTCTGGAGCGTTGGCTTAATGGCTATCCTACCTGTTGGCATCGGCTCCGCAGAAGAAGGCGGCTACCAGATCGAGCGCAGTCTGCGGTTTAACTCTGCTGACGATGCTTATTTAACCAGAACCCCTGCTGGCGCTGGCAACCGCAAGACTTGGACATGGAGTTCGTGGATCAAACTTGGAAGATTAGCCAACGCTTTTGAAAATCAAGACACAATTTTTAATGCTTACACAGATGACAACAATCGGGCGTCTATAATTTTTCAAGATAACGCAGAAAATAAATTTGATTTTTTCAGCATGACGGGCGGCTCTGTTAATGCACGATTAACGACTACACAGGCCTTTAGGGATTTTTCTGCTTGGTACCATGTAATCGTTGCAGTAGACACAACACAAGCAACTAATACTGATAGATTAAAGATGTATGTGAATGGGGTTCAAGTAACTGCTTTTAGTACGGCTACTTATCCTTCTCAAAATACTGACCTACAAATCAACACTGCTTCTGCACACGACATAGGAGCAAGTAGGTTTAGCGGGTCGGTAGGGCCGTATTACTACGATGGTCTAATGACCGAAGTTCATTTTGTAGATGGTCAGCAACTAAGCCCAACAGACTTCGGTGAATTCAACTCAGACACAGGTGTATGGCAACCCATCGAGTACACAGGCACTTACGGTACTAACGGGTTCTATCTCGACTTTGCGGATAACAGCAGCACGACCACTCTGGGCTACGATGCGGCTGGCTCTAATGACTGGTCAACCTCTGGATTTAGTGTAACTGCGGGTGCTGGCAATGATTCTCTGGTGGACTCACCGACACGCTATGGCACAGACACAGGTGCTGGTGGTGAGGTGCGGGGGAATTACGCTACTTGGAATCCGCTTGATACTCGGGGAGGTGCGGTTCCAATCGATGGCAATCTTAATCCTGGGGTAGATAATAGTAAGGGTGTTCGAGGAACTGTCGGAGTAACTTCTGGGAAGTGGTACTGGGAATTTACTTTAGTAACTGCCTCTACTGATTATGCTATTGGTATTAGTAATCAGAATCCATTTGGGACTTATGTTGGCTCTAATACTGACAGCGTTGGTTATGTTGCCGCTGGCGGGGAAGTTCTGAGAAACGCATCCGTTATTCAAACTTATGGAGCGTGGAATACTAGCGGCAAGGTTGTCGGATTTGCGCTAGATCAAGATGCGGCTACTTTGCAACTATTTGTAGATGGAGTGTCGCAGGGGGCTGCGTTTTCTCACTCGCTGGCTGGAACAATTTTTCCAATGATTAACTTTGGAACTGGGTATGGGACTCCAACTGGAGCAATTAACTTCGGTCAACGCCCATTCGCATTTTCAGCGCCATCAGGATTTAAGGCTTTGGTAACTACAAATCTCCCATGATGCACATTCATCATATTATCCCTAAGCACATGGGCGGCACAGACGACCCAGAGAATCTTATTGAGTGCAGTATTGAAGAACACGCCCAGCACCATAAACAATTATGGGAAAAGCATGGGCATGAGTGGGACAGGATTGCGTGGCTTTCTTTATCTGGTCAAGTGTCTGTTTCTGATGCTAGGCGTCTGGCCCAGTTGGAAGGTGCTAAACGAGGGGGCTCTATCTCTGCGGCTATCCGCAAAGAAAAAGGCAACGACATTGGCACATGGAACAGAATCACGGGCAATGTCAAAACGATTGCCACAAAAGAAGGCATGGCAAAGGGTGGCTCAATTGTTGGCAAGATGCTTGTCGAGGATGGTCGCTGGGAAAAGATTAGAAGTCTTGGCTCTGTTGCTGGTGGCAAGGCCACTATGAGCAAATTAAACTCTACTAAATGGCGTTGCGTTGAGTGTGGGATGGTGTCGACAACTGGCGGCATTGGCAACCATCAGCGTGGGTCTGGTCACAAAGAAAAGGAACTTGTATGCCAGTCATAGATCGTGGCGATGACTATTTTCAAGCAGGAACATATACGGGCAATGGCTCCACGCAGACCATTACTGGCTTGCGATTCCAGCCGGATTTCGTTTGGATCAAGGGACGGTCTGGTGCAACTGACCATGCGCTCTATGATGCGGTCAGGGGAGTGCAGAAACAGTTAGAGAGCAATCAGACTGGCGCAGAGTCTACCGAGACAACGGGCCTGACTGCATTTACCTCTGATGGGTTCACTGTTGGCTCTCTTGCACAGGTCAATACCAATGCGGCTACTTATGCTTATTGGGCATGGAAAGCCAATGGCTCTGGTGTAAGCAACACCGATGGCTCGATCACCAGCACAGTCTCAGTCAATACAACGAGTGGGTTCTCGATTGTTACTTATACGGGTAACAGCACTAATGGGGCTACCGTTGGGCATGGTTTGGGTGTTGTCCCATCTATGGTTATAGTCAAATGTAGGACGCTTGCGGAATCATGGCATTGTTATCATGTCTCTTTAGGAAACGCTCAAAAAATACTGTTAAATAGTACCGCCGCCGTTAGTGCAACTTCCGTCTGGAATAGCACCACACCAACATCATCTGTCGTTACTTTTAACGATGACACGGCAGTAAATGATTCAGGTCAAACCTATGTCGCTTACTGTTTCGCTCCTGTCGCTGGGTATTCTGCGTTTGGGTCATACACAGGCAATGGTTCGGCTGACGGGCCGTTTGTTTACACGGGCTTCCGTCCTAGGTATGTGATGATTAAAATTGCAACTGGCGATACAGGTCAATGGGTAATTTATGACACGGCTAGAGATACTTATAACGCTATGGATTTAGAACTGCAAGCAGAGTCATCAAACGCCGAAAATCAACTTGGGTCAAACCCAATAGACTGTCTTTCTAATGGCTTCAAAATTAGGTCAACAACTTTGAGGATCAATAGAAGCACATCGACATTTATTTACATGGCATTCGCAGAAAACCCCTTTGCCTACTCTCTTGCACGATAATTGGAGAACATAATGTTTCAACTAAACGGACAACCAATCTCAATTGACAGGGCGTACACCGCACCTGATGGCACTAAATATGCCAACCTCCGAGACCCTGCTATTCGCTCTGCCCTGGGCGTGGTAGAGGTTCCTGACCCTGAGTCTTTCGATCAAAGATTCTACTGGGGCGTGGGCAATCCCAAACTACTGGATGACCGTGAGGAAGTGGACGAGGATGGCAACCCTCTCTATGTCAAGGTACTCGGTGAAGTCAATGGCGAACCCGCTATGGTGGACTCTGACGAGCGTCTGGTCACTAAAGGACTCAAGTCTCAGTGGATCGCCCAGGTGAAGGACACCGCAGGGAAGATGCTGGCGCAGACGGATTGGATGGTCATTCGCAAGGCCGAGAGGGGCGTGGATGTCCCGCAAGATGTTGCGGATACCCGAGCCGCCATCATCACAGAAGCAGACCGCCTAGAGTCTCTCATCACCGCTTGCACGGATGTGGAGGGACTCATTGCGGTGGTCAATTCTCAGGCATGGCCCCGGGCATAAACAGTCGTTTCGCACTATTGTTTTTCACCTTAACCCGCTAGAAATCTCGCATGGAAGATATTGAGCGCATCGCAAAACTTGAGGCCCAGCATCAATTGATGATGCAACTGCTTCAAGAGACACGCGACGACATCAAGACCATGCGGGAAGATATGCATCAGGTGCGGGATAGTCTGACCAAGTGGAAAGGGATCGGCGGCGGCATCGTCATCGCCGTTTCCCTGATTTGGTCGGCTGGTCTGGCCCTTTGGAGCATCTTCGCGCCCAAGGGGTAGATCGTGTTAGTTGAGATTGCGGCGGCGAATGCGGCCTTCGCGATCATAAAAGAGGCCGTTCAGCACTCGGGCGACCTCATGGCGGCAGGCAAGTCCGTGATGGACTACTTTAACGCCAAATCATCCATCCAGAAGAAGATTGAGGAAACCCCTCCGCACAAGAGGAACGACCTTGAGGAATTCTTTGAACTGGAGCGGATGAAAAAACAAGAGCAAGAACTCAAAGAATTGATGATCTATCAGGGCCGCCCTGGGCTCTGGGATGATTGGCTCAGATTCCAGGCCAACGCCAAGAAGCGGCGGGATGAGGCCAAGCGCGAGGCCGAGGCAGAGATTGAGCGCAAGAAAGAAGAACTCCAGCACCTATTTGAAAACCTGATGATGATCGCCGCGATCATTGCCCTGGTCGCGGTATTGATTGGTCTAATTTACTGGGCACTCCAAGGAGCGTAGATGTTTAAGGAACTCACCACCGAGGAAATCGAGGTGCGGGTCTGGGCGACCATTGTCCTAGTCCTGGCGGCGATTCTCCTGATCTCTGTTGTTTGCATTCTTTTCGCCGTAATGTTTGTTGACCAGAATATGGAGAAGATTGCGCCCATAGACGAGGCTTTCCTGGGAATAATGAAAGACATCATGCTTTTGTGTATCGGGGCCGTGGGCGGCATTGTGGGCCGCAAAGGGGCCTACTCAGCGATCAACGCAATGAAGGAGGAGAAATGATCCCACTCGCCGCAATTATGAGCATCGGAGAGAAGGTTCTCGACAAGGTTCTCCCCGATCCCGAGGCCAAGAATAAAGCGATGGCGGAACTCGGCAAGATACAGGCAGAGGGTCGTCTTGCGGAACTCAACGCGGACAACATCGAGGCCCAGGAACTCACCAAGCGGGCCGAGGCAGATATGCGTTCGGACTCCTGGCTCTCCAAGAACATCCGCCCGATGACCCTGATCTTCATTCTGCTCACCTATACGGTGTTCGGGCTTATGTCGGCCTGGGACATCGAGGTGAACAACAACTATGTGGAACTCCTCGGGCAATGGGGAATGCTCATCATGTCTTTCTATTTTGGTGGGCGAACACTTGAGAAGATCATCGACATGAAATCGAAAGGCGGCAAATGACACAGATGACCAAGAACTTTTCCCTGGCTGAACTAACCAAGTCTGAGACCGCGCTCCGTCACGGCATGGAGAATGAGCCGGGAGATGATGAACTCAACAACCTACTGATGCTCTGCGCGAATGTTCTCCAGCCGATTCGTGACCACTACGGCAAGGGCGTGAAGGTGAACTCGGGTTATCGGTCGCCAGATGTGAACGCCAAGGTGGGCGGCTCACGCACCTCTGACCATTGTCGGGGCATGGCGGCGGACATAGAGATTCCCGGTGTCCCGAATGCTGAACTCGCAGAATATATCCGCGACAACCTTCCCTTCACCCAGGTGATCCTAGAGTTTTATACGAGGGGGGTAAGTGACTCCGGGTGGGTTCATGTATCTTACGATCCGCAAAACCTAAAGCGGCAGGCACTTACCGCCGTGAAGGAGAACGGAAAGACGGTCTACTTGCAAGGCATTGTGGCGTGACGACGATTGCGGCATCTCTGGACTTTCAGATGATCGCCGCAGACTCCCGGTGTTCGACAGACACTTGGATGTTCAATGTCTCAAAACTCAGGTCGGGGCCGGGAACCGCGTTTGGCGCGGCGGGAACCTGGGAGCAGATTCTCAAGTTTTATGCGGCCCTGGAGCAAAACGGAGAACTCGGATCGGAATGCGATGTCGAGGTCTTAGAACTCCGCAAAGACGGACTCTGGATTTACAACGGCAGTCTGGTGTGTTTCCCCATCAAGGAACGATTCTGGGCGATTGGGACGGGCGCACCTTACGCAATAAGCGCGATGCATCTGGGCAAGTCGCCCGCCGAGGCGATAGAGATTGCAAAACTATTTGATCCAGGCACAGGAGGCGAAATCGAAACCATGAGGATTCCAAATGTCTCACAATCGAAAACTGACCGACGACGAACTCATAAAACTGTTTAAGGAGTACGGTTCTCCTGACAAAATTGCCAAGGTGACTGGCATGAATGTGAGGAGCATCTATATGCGCCGCAGGCAGATCGAGGAAAAGTTTGGTGTCGAACTTCTCTCCTACGCGGCCCCTCAGTCCCCAGACTCTCGGAACATGAACCGAGACTTCCGGGCAAGCACTCCCAAGAAACTCGACTTCACCTGTATGGATGGCGTGATTATGGTGGCCTCTGATGCCCACTATTGGCCTGGAGATGCTTCGGTCGCGCACAAGGCATTCGTCACCCTTATCAAAGAACTAAAGCCCAAGGCGGTCGTGATGAACGGCGATGTGTTCGACGGGGCCAGGGTATCGCGGCACGATCCCCTCTACGGGACAAACCCTCCCACGGTGAAAGAGGAACTCGATGCGTGTCGTGAGCGACTCGGAGAGATCGAAAAGGCGTTCAACAACGCGGCCCTAATCTGGACTTACGGCAACCACGACTCCCGTCTCTGGCGGTATCTCAAGACAAACTCACCAGAAGTCGAGGGTATGCCTGGGATGGATGTGTTCGACTACTTTCCAGGCTGGAGACACGGGTATCTGGTCGAGGTCAACAAAGATACGATCATCAAACATCGGTGGCATAACGGCATCCACGCAACCTACAACAACACCTTGAAGGGCGGTCGCTCTATCGTGACAGGTCACCTCCACAGGCTCCAAGTCACCGCCTGGGGGGACTACAACGGGCGTAGATACGGGGTCGATACAGGAACCCTCGCGGAGCCCTCGCACGAATCCTTCGCCTACTTAGAGGGAAGCCCAACGCCCTGGGCCTCGGGGTTTGTCGTGCTGACCTATCACAAAGGCCAGATGCTCCACCCTGAGATTGTGGAGGTTATCAACGGCGTGGCCTACTTCCGAGGCAAGCCCATTTGAGCGGGTGGCTCATCGGGGTGGTGACCGTGATTTATGTCGGGGTCGCAATCTCATTCTGGGCCGAGGGGAAACCTGGGATGGCGCTGACCTTTTTAGGGTACTCTGTCGCTAACATTGGGCTCATCTGGGCCTCTAAGTAAGTCTCATGCGGGGCTGGCCCACAGTCCAAAGATTCGGTCGTTGAACACACTCTCCTCGAATCTGGTCAGTCCCGCACCCCTCTCCCGCACCGCACAACAAGTCTAGGGTTATCCCTAGCGATACTGTTTGCAATTCTGCAAAAGGTGCGCTATACTGTTTTCACGGTCGAATCACTCCTAGACCGGATGAAAAAAGGAGAAGTCAAATGAGCAAAACCATCAACCTGTATGAAGTGCGTGTTTTCCCGGTGGGCTCCTATGTAAGCCGCAATCTGAGCCGCAAAAGCCGCATCCTTCCCTATCGCACCGCCCAAGCAATCGTTCGTCGTCTCAAGAAATCAGGCGTTGATGCGGTGATCGGATCACCCTGGCGCGTCAACATCACCGTTTAATCAAGGAGGGGGCTTCGGCCCCCATCGGGAGACCTTATGAAACCAACCATCATCATCGCGGCCCTGCTCCTGGCAGGGTGCGCGTCGGGGCCGATCATCGACCCCAAGGCAAGCAAGACCCCGGAGAACTTCTATCTCGACCAAATGGAATGCGAGCGCATCTCTGAGAATGTTTCTTACGGCAACGAGATGCTCAAGGGCGCGGTTATCCAGGGCATCTTCTCAGGCATCATCGGTGCGGCCATCGGGCAGGGTCCGAACGCTGGTGCAGTCGGTGCGGCATCCGGGGCCATCGTCGGGGCTGGAAAGGGTGCGTATGACACCAACAGTCGCCGGGGGAAGATTGTCACCAAATGCCTGCAAGGGCGAGGCTACTCGGTGCTGGAATGACCTTAGATGACTTTATCAACCGACGCTGGCGATTCGCTCCCCGCCTGCCTGATTGCCCACCAGAGGAGCGCCAAGACCCAAACGATGTTTGGATTGATTACGACAAAGAGGAGAGACTGAATGAAGATGATCGACGAGATGAAGGATGACCC